TTTAGACAAGGCGTTTGTTTTTACCCACAACAGCAAATATCTAACATCAAGTTAGTTAACTCTGATAGTGGTAAATAATATAATTAAAGATAACCTAAACTCTTTACTTTACCGCTCTCCTGTAGTATAATATATATTACAGGAGTTACCATATGATTATTGGAGTTACAGGATTGATTGGGTCAGGTAAAGATACAATTGCTGACTATCTTTGCACATTTCACGGATTCAAACGTGTTAGTTTTGCGGCCTCATTGAAAGACGCAGTAGCCGCAGTATTTGGTTGGAATAGAGATTTACTAGAGGGTTCAACTAAGTCTAGTAGAGAATGGCGTGAAAAACGTGATGACTGGTGGAGTGACCGATTAGGTATGGAAATTACACCTAGATGGGTACTACAATATTGGGGAACAGAAGTTTGTCGTAATGGATTTCATAAAGATATCTGGGTTGCTAGTGTAGAGAACAAACTACGTCAGACAGACGAAAATATTGTTATTACTGATTGCAGATTTGCAAATGAAGTTAATTCAATTAAAAGTGTAGGTGGTGTGACTATGAGAGTTAATCGTGGGTCACGTCCAGTATGGTATAGTGCCGCAGTTGATTACAACAATGAATCTGAAAGTAGCGAACAATATCAAAAAGCCAAGTTAATACTAGAAGGGCACAATGTTCATGCAAGTGAGTACAGTAGTGTAGGATTGTTGTACGACTACTATATTGACAACAACGGAAGTATTGATTCATTACACGGGCAAGTAAACTCAGTAGTCAACTTCTAAGTCACCCCTACGCCAAGTAACTTCTTTACGTTTGACAACTTCTACACAGTTAAGACAGATACTACGTAAGTTTATTAGTTCGTTATTATCTAAGTTACCGTCAATGTAGAAGACGGTAAGCTGACTAGTAAACAATCCCTTAAAGCCGCATAAATCACATGCGGCTTTTTTCTTGTATCCTGCTTTTTGCCAGCTGGGTACTCTAGCTTTTTTCTTATTATTCTTACGACCACACTCATCACATTTAGACCGATAGTGTATTATGTCATTACGTTTGTAATTAATAGCGCAAAAGTTCTTATTGCATTGCTTACATATAGGTCTCATAGTGATATTTATGATAGGAACCTTCGAAGGCACCATTTTCGGCAGTTTTTACGTCCTTCTGATAAATATTAGTACGTTAGGGCGTTAACCCTCAAAATCATAACACAAAAGGAAAACAACATGGCACTAGTATCACCAGGCGTACAAGTTACGATCATTGACGAAAGTCAATACGTTCCATCAGCCTCAAATTCAGTCCCTTTAATTATCTTAGCTACCGCACAGAATAAAACAAATGCAGCCGGTACTGGGGTAGCAGCGGCAACTACAAAAGCTAACGCTAATAAATTATATCAAGTAACAAGTCAACGTGACTTAGTAAACTTATACGGAAATCCATTTTTCTATAAGACAAGTACAAATGTACCTATTCAAGGGTATGAGTTAAATGAATATGGTCTACTAGCCGCTTACTCATTATTGGGTACAACAAATCGTTGCTTTGTACTACGTGCAGACGTAGACTTAGCAAGTTTAACAGGATCTATTTCCCGTCCATTGGGTGACCCAGCTGATGGCACTTATTGGTTAGATACTACATCAAGTGATTGGGGAATTTACGAATGGAACAGTACAACACAGAAATTTGTAGAGAAGACTCCGTTAGTAATTACTGACAGTACAGATTTGACTGGCGACTATCCAAAAGTTAGTTTAGGTAATGTTGGTAGTTACGCAGTTATTGCATCCCAACCAACAACAGGTCCTACAAGTAATTCTACTTATTTTTATAAAAACTTGGATAATGTCTGGGTTCAATTGGGTGGTGTTGACTGGAAGAAGAGTGTCCCTACTGCGATCGGTGCAACTTACAATCCTACAGTAACAGTGGGTGACAAGTTTGAAATTATTACTTCTAATTTTACATTAGAAATTACAGTACCTAACAGTCCTAATAACGATATTGATGGTGTAGTATCTGCTATCAATGATTATGGAATCGATGAAGTATTTGCGGAAAATGTAGGTAACAAGTTATACATATATTCTGCACAAGTAAGTGCTAATTCTTATGTTACTGTAAACAATCTAACAGGAACTCCTTTAGAAGATTTAGGGTTAGTAGATGGTAAAACGTATTACCAATCACTTACTACATATGGCACATCTGCTCAGATGCCATTATGGGGTAGCTCACAATCTCAACCTAGAATATCAGGTTCAGTATGGATTAAGACAAGTGTTACAGGCAGTGGTGCAAATCTATTACTTTCTAAGTACAATAGTATACTAGATCAGTATATTGTACAAAATTGCAATATGTATTCTTCTGATTGGGCAGCTACATATGCGTTAGACAGTACAGGAGGAAAAGCTATTCCAGCTGGTTCTACTTATGGTCAATATGGTTATATGAATAGTTGGACCAGTGCTCCTGTTATTCTTAAAGAAAGACTGGCAACAGGTGCTACAGTAGCGACTGGTACAGACACAAGCCCAACATTTACTAACAATGCATGTATTAATGTACAAGTTAGTGTACCGGGTAGTAGCAGTTTGTCGAGTGTCTACACAGTGCAAATGCCATCAAGTGGTACAGTTGATGCAGTAGATTTTGTTACTGCATGGCAAGCTGCTGGTATACCAAATACTACAGCAATTGTTACGAATGAAGGTTCAATTCAACTTTCACACACTCAAGGTGGTCAGATTATCATTGATGACTATGTTAATAATTTTGGTGTTGTGCAAGGTACTAGCAATGGAACTATTTCTGATTCAGGTTTAGATGGTGCAATTAATGCAGGATTTGGTCCTTTCAGTGTGTTTACAGCAGTAGGCGAAACAACAGGCGGTACCGGATAAGCTGAACCAGCTGGTCCAGCAACGTTTACTATTACTGCAGCTGGTCTTAGTTATACTGCAAATGCTACTCCAGTAAATGCCGGTGAAAACTATTCAGTAGGTGACGTATTGACTATTACAGGTACTCAACTAGGCGGTGATGCTCCTGCTAACAATTGCTCTTTGATAGTAACTGCAGTTGATACACTATCTGGTGCTATTATTAGTGCTAGCGTATTGCAAACAAGTGTTGCTAAAGCTAGATATACTACTCAAATAAGTAACTGGATAAGTTTAGATTATACAGCTAATGAAGGTGCTCCTGCATCTAATCCACTCAACAACACTAACTGGTTCTATTCAGTAGCTGATGAAGTTGATATTATGGTTAACCAATCAGGTACTTGGAAAGGTTACAGAAATGTAAACTTCAATAGCGATGGTTTCCCGTCAGCAACTGGTTCACCTGCAACTGATCCCGATGGTCCAATCTGTGCCGCAGTTGCTCCAACTGAACAAAGTGACGGTACTGCGTTGGTATATGGTGATCTATGGATTAGCACAAGTGCTGCTGACCTAGAAAACTATCCAGTATTAAGTCGTTGGCAATCAGTTGACGGTGTAGATCAATGGGTGTTAGTTGATACTACTGACCAAGTAAGTAGTGAAGGTGTATTGTTTGCTGATGCACGTTGGGCTAGTTCTGGCGCAGTTGATCCAGTTAACGATCCGATCCCAACAATCGTTTCTATGCTAACAAGCAACTTTACAGATTTAGATTGTCCAGACCCTGATTTGTACCCAACAGGTATGTTGTTATTCAACACACGCCGTAGTGGCTACAATGTAAAACAGTTTAGAACAAACTATTTCACTGCAAACAACTATCCAAGTGGTTCATTACCGAGTCAATCATATACATGGGTATCCGCAAGTGGTCTAAACACTAACGGTTCACCATATATGGGTCGTAAAGCTCAACGTAACATAGTTGTACAAGCATTGCGTTCAGCAGTATCTACAAATATGTCAATTCGTGAAGAGGACACATATTTCAACTTAATGGCTGCTCCTAACTATGTTGAATTACAGCCTGACATGGTTACATTGAACAATGAGAGAAACAATACAGCGTATATCGTTGGTGACACTCCATTGCGTTTAGCAGACCAAGCAACTGATATTCAGAATTGGGCTACAAATGCAGCCGGTGCAAGCTCATCAGGTGAAGATGGTTGGGTTACACGCAACGAATACTTAGGTGTATTCTATCCAAGTGGTATCACAACAGATACAACTGGTGCACAAGTTGTTGTTCCTGCAAGTCATATGATGTTACGTACATTCTTACGAAACGATGCTGTAGCTTATCCTTGGTTAGCGGCAGCAGGTACACGTCGTGGTACTATTGACAACGCATTGAATATTGGTTACTTAGATGCAACTACTGGTGAATTCCAAGTTATCAAGAATCGTCAAGGCATTCGTGATGTATTGTATACAAATCAAATCAACCCATTAGCATTCTTTACAGGTGTTGGATTACTAAACTATGGTAATAAGAACAGTAAAGACACAATGAGTGCGATGGATAGAACAAACGTAGCACGTTTAGTTTGCTACATCCGTGAACGTCTACAAGTTCTTGCAAGACCATTTGTGTTTGAGCCTAATGATGCATTAACACGTAATCAAATTGCAGGTGTTGTACAAACATTGTTTATTGACCTAGTTGCAAAACGTGGTTTATATGACTACATCGTACAGTGTGATACACAAAATAACACACCAGCACGAATCGATAGAAATGAATTATGGATTGATATTGCAATTGAGCCAGTGAAAGCGGCTGAATTCATTTACATCCCGGTTCGTATTGTTAACACTGGGGCCTTATCAGCATCAGCATAATATAGTCCCCCTCGGGGGACTTTTATGATAAGATAAATAATTATATAGGAGAAATAACATGGCAACAGCCTCACAATCACTGTTCAATATGACCGTAGGAGCAGACAACACACCTAGCTCTCAGGGCCTATTGATGCCTAAATTGCAATATCGTTTCAGAGCATTATTTTTGAACTTTGGTACAGGTGGCTCTACACAAGAGCTAACCAAACAAGTTATTGATATTGCAAGACCCAGTGTTTCATTTACGGAAATACCAATTGATATTTACAATAGTAAAATATATCTAGCTGGTAAACATGAGTGGACCACTACAACTATCAACATGCGTGATGACGCAGGTGGTAACGTTAGTAAATTAGTAGGTCAACAAATTCAGAAACAAATGGATTTTGTTGAACAAGCTAGTGCCGCAACTGCACAAGATTATAAGTTTGAAATAAACTATGAAGTACTAGATGGCGGAAATGGTTTAGCTACACCAACAGTATTAGAGAAATGGGAACTTTATGGTTGCTTTATTCAGACTGTTAACTACAACAACATGAATTATAGCTCAAACGAAATGGCTACTATCTCATTGACTGTACGTTATGATAATGCTATTCAAAGCCCATTGACATCTGGTATTGGTACTAGTGTAGGTCGTGCATTTGGTGGTACAGCAGTAACTGGTATTGGTAGTTAATAACTAATGGCAGGATTCTTCCAAGACTTGTTAAAGGACACTGTCAAAGGATTCTTTGGCAGTGAGTACCTTCGTGATTATACTCACGCTAGTAAAACGTTTAGAACTAACTCTTATCAGTTTTCTCCTAAATATAAGTTCTTGTTTCATGTCTACTTTGACATAAACTATCAACTATTAGGTGATAGCTTTCAATTTCCTGATGGGACTAAAAACTTTTTCGGGTTAGCAGTTAAAACTGTTCAATTGCCTAAGTATACATTTGATTTGCACACAATGAATCAGTACAATCGTACTAGAATTGTGCAAACCAAAATCAAATATGATCCTATCAATATCACATTCCATGATGATAATGGTAATTTGATTAGAAAGTTATGGTATAACTACTATTCATACTACTTCAAAGATAGTGTACAAACTGATCCATACGAATCATATACACCTACTCCATCATCATATGGTGGTAAACCTTCATACGGTAATTCAGGTCAATTAGATATGAACACACGTAATCTATATCAACCTTCTATCACGGGTAATGATGATTGGGGTTATGTAGGTGAGTCAGGCAACGGACAACAAACTAATCTAGGCGCAACTATTGGATCTAGTAAAGCTCCGTTCTTTAGATCAATCAACGTATATGGTTTTAATCAACATAACTTTGTAATGTACAAGTTAGTTAATCCTATCATTGAGAGTTTTAGCCACGATACATATGATTACTCTGCTAGTAACGGTATCATGGAACATCAAATGACATTGCGTTACGAGACAGTTAAGTATTACGAAGGTG